CCACTCGATATAGTATATCCTCATACCTTCTCAGAGTACTTACTCTTTGAGGGGATGCCATAATGGGTAATCTTGGTTCCAAACCAAGAGCCTGAGGTAGGTCAGAAACATGTTCAAGCCATTTCCAATGGCTAAAGACAGTCTTCTGGAATACCATAAGTACCTTCTCGTCGAAGGTATGAGTGTCCACATCTAAGATGTGAGCACTTGGATCATCCTTGGAATTAGTCCAAATGGTCCTGCTGAGTCCTGTTAAGGACGCAACCGACCTCTGCGCCATAGCGGCCAAGAACTTTTCTGTAGCTATAAAGCTATCCAGAAGGTTCGAGCTACTAGAGCTCATGTTTAATCCAACAGGGGGTAAGAGATGCATTACAGCATCAAATACACGTTGTTGTCGTTTGGTCATCAATGATCTAGACCGTCGACCAAGTAACTTGGCCAGATCCAGAAATGAGTCGTTACTCATTTTTCGCCACTTCAATTGAGGTATTACTGAATTAGGTGTTACCACCTTACCAGCAAACTCAGCTGCGCTATTTGAGGATAGACTTTTCTCCAAAGAATAGGGACAAGAAGTTTTGTTGAGAAACTCAACATATTTCTGGTATAGATCTTCAGAGAAGATAACTACATCATCACCAATAATTAGGAATTCATTATCTCTGTGTTCACAGAGTGTATGAAGTACTAACCCATGCGTCATAGTAAACGCAAAGAAGCTAGGGAACAGTCCTAAAGGCTGACCCCTCATCCATTGTATATCACCATGCACTGACTTCCACTTCATCCGGGAAATATCCTGGAATAATTGGAGATCAGGGGTGTCACCAAAGATCGTTCTAAGAACCCATAACTGTATTTCAAGTGGGAAGTAATCTGTTGCATTACTCAAGTCCAAGGAGTGGACTTTGCAACCGGATCTCAACTTTTCTTGAATTACAGGAAAGGCCTTAGATTGATCAAAGGTACAATCCCACGGTAAAGATTGAACAATCTTTCCGAGAGAAATACCTAAAGGCTGTAAAGCCAATTGATGAATACGATAGGGTGAGGCTACGGCCCGAAGCTTGTAACCAGGCTCTTGAATAAAATGGACCTCGCCAGCATAGCTGTCAAGGTCTAATTGTTCAATCGGGTGATGTTGTGTCATCTGTCCGATACCCTCAAGAACAGGAGCATAAAGCTCATTGTGCTTAAGGATGAAGGATAGATTCTTCATATTACGCATCCAAGTTAACTCAACCATGATCTTCTGATCCTGGTTACAGATACCTTGATTGTGTGGTAAAGGAGCATACTTCTCAGAACTACCTCGATAGGTAACCAGTCGGTTATCTACTCTAGTAATTGATTGAGGACCAATAACACTCATAGCTGTCCATGATATCCTGGAAAGGAAATCACTGTCCAGCCCTGTAGGTGTTGAACATGAAACTGCACTAGTGAACTTTTCAAGTTGAGATTTTGTCTCTTCTTTACTAGTCTCAGAAGTGTAGATGCAGAAGGCCTGAAGAGCACGTGAGAATTGCTTCTCACCAATCTTCGACCACCGGAATAATGCTCCAATAATCCCATAGAATCCACCAGATTTGTTCTTACGAACATACGGGGTGGTTATATGTAGATTACTGTGCTGTCTTATCAAGTCAACTTTGAGGGACTTGAACCTCTTGACCGCCCATTCAGGGCCGTTGTGGGTTACCCAATTCATATACAAACCAACAAATGGTTGGATCATATGTGAAGGTATACCTATAACCGATAAACGATGACACAGTGCCTCCCTAACGTTACTCCTTTTGGAGAACATAACTGTTCCTTTCTGGTTTAATCCATTGAGGATTCGTTATACGTAAGGGATGCGACGAGCATCCGTTAGGTTGTGTCCTGAACTTTCCTATAATAGGGAAGGTGAATAGCTAAGCTTTTACTAAAGGCTTAGTGGTATCGCCAATGAGAACCTGAGATTTAATAGCAGGTATTCTAACTTGCGTTAAAGCTCTTGTTGCTTTATGGTTTAAGTACTCTATAAGTTTAGAGATCTTTATTTCATCTGCCGTGGCACAAGGCCATTGGTCATTGTAAATAACGATCTTTGAAGCTTGGAGAGATTTTATTCCTTCAGCTAATTGAGCGACGTGTGCAATAACACGAATTACTGCTTGTTCATCTCGGGGGAGCAAAGGCTCTTCCAGCACTGACTTCAGTATAGCCATAACAAATTCACCTCCTTTCTTATAAGGGAGAACAGGAC